AGAGATAAGAAAAAAAGAACAACGACGATATCTTGGATACCATTTAAAAAATTACCACAGATGTATGAAAAAGTAGAACATCAATTATCCTTAGTAAACTTAAATCATTTTGGTTTTGAAAATGTGAATATAACAGAACCTGCACAGTTTACAGAATATCCAAAAGGAGGTTTTTATGATTGGCATATGGATTTAGATATTAACGGTCAACATGAACCACCAGTTAGAAAAATATCTATGACGTGTTTATTATCTGATCCATCTACGTTTACAGGTGGTGAATTAGAGTTTATGGAGAAAAATAAAATACCTGGTCTTAAACAAGGACAAGCTATATTCTTTGCATCTTTTTTAAGACATAGAGTAGCTCCTGTTAAAAAAGGTATAAGGAGGTCTTTGGTTATGTGGTTTGGAGGCCAACCTTTTAAATGAACCGAGAAATATTATTTCCAACTCCTGTTTATTGGAAAGATTTACCTAACGCAAAAGAATTAAATAAGTATTTATTTAAGCACATAAAAGCTTGGTACAAAAACGATATTAAAAAAGGCAAACCTACTGGAGAGTTTAAAACTAATTCTGGGTTTGGTTGGCATAGCGCAACAGACATGAATGAAAGAAAAGAATATGATCCTTTAATATCAGAGCTTTTTAAAATGGCCGAGGAGTGTAATAAAGATTATGGTATTAAACCTAAATTAGGTTTAGGTAATATGTGGGCTAATGTAAGTCCAACATACTCTTATAATAAAACACATACACATCCTAACGCCATGTGGTCAGGTGTATATTATATTAAGGTACCTAAAAATTCTGGTAAGTTGTTTTTAGAAGATCCTAGACCTGGACCTAATTTACATATGCCTAGAAGAGTAGATAATTTACCAAAACAATTATGGCGTGTTATTGCTTATGAAGCAGTAGAAGGTAGAATGGTATTTTTTCCATCATGGCAACCTCATGGTGTAGACATAAACATGAATACAGAAAAAGGTGAAAAAAACTGGCGTATATCTGTATCATACAACTTTATACAAATATGAGTTTTAAAAAAAATAAATATCAAGTTATTAGAGGAGCTATATCAAAAGAACTAGCAGATATAGCTTTTACTTATTTACAAATATCAGCAGAAGCAGATCATTGGTTACTTACTAATCAAGCAACGCATGAAGGAAATATGTTAATAGGTAATTTTAAAGATAGACAAGTGCCAAATTCTTATGCAAAATATGCAGACCGATTAATGGAAACATTACTTGTTAAGACCATACCTATTATGAAAGCTAAAACAGGTTTAAATTTAATACCTACTTATTCATACACAAGATTATATAAAACAGGTAATATATTAAATAGACATAAAGATAGACCTAGTTGCGAGATATCAACAACACTTAATTTAGGTGGTGATCCATGGCCTATATTTATTGATCCAACAGGATCTGATAATGTTATAAAAGAATATGAAGGTATTATAAAACCTAATGCACCTAAGGGAAATAAAGTAGATTTAAAACCTGGTGATATGCTTATATATTCTGGTTGTGAATTAGAGCATTGGAGAGAACCGTTTAAAGGTAAGTTATGTGGTCAAGTATTCTTACACTATAATCATGCAAATGGACCCTTTGCAAAGTCTAATTTATATGATAAAAGACCACTATTGGGTATACCCAAAACTCGTTGATTCACAACGCAATCTAATATAATCTAATTAACCTATGTTACAAAAAGTTAAATTTGCACCTGGATTCAATAAACAAGTCACTGCTACTGGAGGCGAGAGCCAATGGGTTAACGGAGATAATGTTAGATTTAGATATGGTACACCAGAAAAGATAGGTGGTTGGTCTCAATTAGGTTCAGTAGATATTACAGGTCGTAACACAGCTATCCATCACTTTATCAATACATCAGGCATCAAGTATGCTGTGCTTGGAACTAATAGAATTTTATACGCTTATTCAGGTGGTATCTTTTATGACATACATCCTCTTAAAGCTACGACAACATTAACCAATGCTTTTTCTACAACTAACGGATCAGCAGTTGTAACAATAACTTTTGCATCAGCACATAATATAAATCAATATGATATTGTTTTATTAGATAATTTTACATCTATAACAAACTCTGGTTTTACATCAGCTAATTTTGATGATAATAAATTTATGGTAACTACAGTGCCGTCAGATACAACGATAACAATTAACGTTGGATCAAACGAATCAGGTAGTGGTGCGAGTACATCAGGTGGTATTAGAGTTAAACACTATTATCCAGTTGGTCCAGCTGTAGAGGTTGCATCAACGGGATTTGGTTTAGGACCTTGGAGTGGTTTTAAAACAGGACAATTTACATCTACACTATCATCAAGTATCAACACATCTGTTACAAGTTTAACGATGGCTAGTTCAACTTCTTTTCCATCTTCAGGAACGGTATTAATTGACAATGAACTTATTACTTACACAACTAACAGTGGTGGTACATTATCAGGTTTAACTAGAGGAGCTTCAGGAACAACAGCAGCTTCACACTCATCAGGAGCAACTGTAACCGATGCATCTAATTTCTTTGCATGGAATGCTGCAGCATCAGGTGACGTAATAACAGCACCAGGACTCTGGTCATTAGATAATTTTGGTAATAAACTTGTTGCAACGATTAATGGTGGTGAAAGTTTTGAATGGGACTCTAATCCCACAGGAGCTAACAACACAAGAGCAACTATTATTACAAGTGCACCAACAGCTTCTGCTCTTTCTTTAGTATCTACACCGGATAGACACTTAATCTTTTTTGGTACAGAAACAACGATTGGAACAAAAACAACACAAGATCCTATGTTTATAAGATTCTCTTCTCAAGAAGATATTAATACTTATACACCGTCAGCAACAAACACAGCAGGTACACAAAGACTCGCAGATGGATCAAAGATTGTTGGAGCTATTAGAGGTCGTGATGCAATTTATGTTTGGACAGACACTGCATTATTTATCATGCGTTTTGTTGGTCCACCATTTACTTTCTCATTCCAACAAGTAGGTACAAACTGTGGATTGATTGGACAGAATGCAGCTGTAGAAGTTGATGGTACAGTTTACTGGATGTCAGAAAATGGTTTCTTTAGATATACTGGTAAATTAGAATCATTACCGTGTTTAGTTGAAGACCATGTTTATGATGATATTAACACAACACCAAAACAACACATCAATGCAGGATTAAATAACTTGTTTGGTGAAGTAATGTGGTTCTATCCTAACTCAGGATCAGGAACAGTAAACAGAGTGGTAACTTATAATTATCTAGACTCATCTCCTCAAAGACCCGTGTGGACTACAGGAACATTAGCTAGAACAGCGTGGAGAGATTCTGCTGTATTTGGTAAACCTCACGCAACAGAATATGATGAAGATGGTACAACAGCTACAACAGATACAAATTATATATTTGGTAATAGTGATGGCACATCTACATACTACGAACATGAAACAGGATTAAATCAAGTTAAAGAAGGTGCAACTACAGCTATTGCTGCTAACATAGAATCAGGAGACTTTGATATAGGTCAACAAGGATTAGCTGGTGATGGTGAATTTATGATGAAAATAAGAAGAGTAATACCAGACTTTTTAACACAAACAGGAGATGCTGTAGTTACTTTAAATTTGAGAGACTTTCCAAATGACACGCAAGCTAGTTCTACATTAGGACCATTTACCATTACAAGTGGTACACAAAAAATAGATACACGAGCTAGAGCGAGATCTATATCTTTGAAAATAGCTAATACAAGCACAAGTCAGTTTTGGAAATTAGGCACATTTAGAATAGACTATCAACCGGATGGAAGAAGATAATGGCTAGAATTGTACAATCCTTAACACAACCTAATAGAGAATACGATCAACAAGTACAGCAATCATTTGTTAGAGATGTTGATAGTGTAATACAGAAACTTAACACAACGTTTCAACAAGATGTAAAAGACGAAGTTGAAGCGTTTAATTTTTTCTTAGCATAATGGCAAATTCTTTTGTAAATAAAAAAGCTGATTTAACATCAACAAGTGCTACAACACTATATACTGTACCCACAGCTACAACAGGTGTAATTAGATCTATATTAGTGTCTGAAGACTCTGGTAATGCTGATACCATAACAGTGACGATTACAGACACTAGCGATAACGTATTTAGCTTATTTAAGACTAAATCTATATCAGCTAATGCAACAACAGAATTATTAACAAATCCTTTAGTTTTAGAGGAAAGTGAAGTATTAAAGGTAACAGCAGCAACTGCAAATAGACTACACGTCGTGCTGTCTGCTCTAGAAATTAAACCTAGAGATACTATAACATAGTCTTGATTTACTAGGAAAAACCTAGTAAGTTGATAAATTCAGGTGAAATTCCTGCCTTAAGAATTTAACTAAATAAACATATGATAACAAGAGCTCAAATGCAAAGACAGTTACGTAATAATGGCGGAATAATGACCGTTAAAACTATCCGAAAAAAATATGGATTAGGTAGTGACTTAAAAAGTTTTGTTAGAAAAATAATACCAAATGAAATAGCAGATGTTGCAGTTAAAGCTGCACCTTTTGTTGCACCTTTCAATCCAGGAGCAGCAGCAATAATGAGAGGTGTTGGAAGATTTGATCAAAGAGGTAGTATTAGTGATGCTCTTAAACAAGGGGCATTAACTTATGCTGCAGGACAAGGTTTAAGATATTTAGGTGGAGCTAATTTTCAAAAAAGTTTTTTAGGAACACCAGGAGATAGATTTACTTCACCATTTGGAACAGATACAGGTTTAGGTAAGTTTTTTAAATCAGAGCAATTATCAGATGTAGAAAAAGCAGAACGGGGTTTTAATATTGGTTCAACAAAAAAAAGATCAGGGCCTAAATTTATGCAAACAATTGCTGACAAGATTACAAAAACAGTGCCTGTCTTAGACAAACTTCCAGACAAAGTATTGCAAGCAGTAACAGTGGGTGGTCTTACAGCTGGAGCTTCTTTATTAGCTAGTTATTTTCAAGGAGAGTTTAGACCACAAGAAGAAGGTGAAAGCATAGAAGATTATTTAGCTGCAAGAAAAGAAGCAGTAGGAACTCAAATGAGAAGTTATATGGATAACTATTTTAAATTTGACAAAGAATATTCAACTATGACTGATGCACAAAGAGATCAATTTGTTGCAAGATACAATGTTCGTGATGGTGGTAGAATAGGTTTTAATGAAGGCACACCACAAGAGATGTTTCCTGATAATATAGATAATATTGGACCTAGAAGATCAGCACCACGATTAAGAAAAATGCCAGAGTTTAAAGGTAATGAAGTAAAACCCTCTGATATGATGATGGCAGGTCCAGTATTACCACCAGATCCAACACAACCTGTAAATCCTTTTGGACCGAAACCAGGAGACTTTGGGATTGAAGAAGACATCCCAATAAAAATGGCATCTATGGAAAATGAGATATCAATAGACAAAATAGAAATGTTAATTAAAAGAGGTGCTGACAATGATCTTATAAAAGAAATGACAGGTGCCTCAGATGGTGTAATTAATCAAATAAGAGATGTTATGAACAGAAAAAAATCAGCAGGTGGTGGTATAATGGGAGTGCCTGTAAGAATGAACTCTGAAGGAGTTAAAGAATTAGATATGAGAAAGACTGGCGGTTTTGTTCCAATTGGTGTAAAAGAAAAGGCAGATGACGTTCCAGCAATGTTATCTAAAAATGAATTCGTAATGACAGCTGATGCAGTAAGAGCTGCAGGCGGTGGTAGCATACAAAAAGGTGCACAAAGAATGTACGACACAATGAAAAAATTAGAGAGTAGGGTAGCATAATGGCAATAACAGAACAAAGAACATTACCACCAGAATATATAGAAGCAGCACAGAAAACGTTTCTAGCTGATCTTACAAGACAAGCTGGTATACCAAGTATTACAACTGCAGACACACAACAACCAGGTGAAACAGCAGAAATGTTTGCAGCAAGACAAGCACAAGCTCAACAATTTGGAATTACAAAAGCTGGCATGGCTGCTCTTGCACCACAAGTTGCACCTGAATCACAATTACAAATTGATGCTAGAGGTTTAGCAAGCGGTCTTGGATCTTTTCAACCTTTCTTAACAAAAGCTGGAGAAGCAGCAACAGCAGCCACTGAAGTAACAGGACCTATGACAGAAGAACAAAGAACTGCTTATATGTCCCCTTATCAATCAGCTGTTATTCAAACAACATTAGATGAATTTGACAGACAAGCAGACGCACGAAAAGCTCAACAAGCCGCACAAGCATTAGGTACACCTGGTGCATTTGGTGGTGGTAGAGAAGGTGTATTACAAGCTGAATACGCTTCAGCAAGCGACAGGAATCGAGCGGCTTTAGAAGCAGGATTATTACAACAAGGTTTTCAACAAGCAGAATCAGCACGACAACAAGATTTTGCAAATCAACTAGGATTAGCTAATTTACAAGCTGGTTTAGGAGCAAGATCTCAAGACTTTACTAGAGCACAAATAGCTGGTCTTGGTACATTAGGTGCACAACAACAAGCACAACAACAAGCAGTATTTGATGCACAGAGACAAGCAGCACAAATGGCTGTTGATGATCCAAGAAGAAGACTATCAATGCTAGGTGCAGGTATCACTCAACTAGTTCCAGGTGCAGGAGCTGTAACAATAGCAGATGCACCAGCAGCACAAAGTGCTAGTCCTTTAGCTACAGCGTTAGGTCTTGGTTTAGCGGGTGCTGATATTTATGGAAGGTTAATTAAATAATGAGAGTATTAAAAAGACCAATGTTTAGAAAAGGTGGATCTACAAGTAAAGGTATTATGACTGGGCTTGTAGATAGAAAACAATATGAAAATGGAACTCAACCTTACGATCCAAAACAATTTACACAGGCAATTACTAGAGAAGCAGGAATGACTATTCCTGAATTTGAACAAATACTTAGAGCATACACACCTAAAACAAGATTACCTTATGGAGAATTTGGTTTAAATATAGCATCAGGTATGCCAATTACAGAAGCATTAAAAAGCCCGTATGCAAGATTTGTAAAACAAGATGAGGCAAGAGAGGCAGCAATTAAAACTGGCGCTGCTTCAACAGGATTAAAATTTTCTATTTCAAAAGCATTAGCTAAAGCAAAAGGTAAAGATAAATTTCAAAAAGAAAAAACACCTGAAAGATTTAGAAGAGATTTATTTATGCAATTTACTAAACCACCTTCAGCTGGTCAATTTAGAAAAGATATAAATCAATTATATGCAGATGAAATGTCTAGATTTC